TATTAGCCATAGCCTGTTGTGCCTGTTGTATCATACTCATAACTTCATCATCGCTAGGCAAATACACATCAGCATCTTTCACGCCCAATACATATAATGTATCTGCGAATGGCTTCTTGACTTTCTTGAATATATCAGGAGTCAATGTACCTTGCATAACCATACTTTGTATTGCTTGATATAAATCTGCTTGACACTTTTGAATGATTTGTAATCTTGCTAATTGATTTTCTTCACTCATCATACCAACTGCTAGACTCAATTCAATCTGATGACGGTCACAGAAGTTCATATCGTCCCATGCTAAGAAGTCTAAGAATTCTGGCTGATTGTCTGGATGTGATTTCTGTGCCAATTTCTTGACACCATAATCATCACCATATTGTATCAATGTACGCCATACTAACCATAGTGCTTCTTTAAGACCTTCTGCCGCATTACGAACAGTATTGTCTTGTATAATTTGGTTAGGACTTAACGCAAGTTGCAATTTGATACCACTATTACCAGGCGCCATGACTTCTGGATTGAATACATCTTGCGGAGTAGTCATACCTACCATAGCCATTGTGTCTTGCTGAATACGATTCATAGCAACTTCCAAGAACTGTAAGTTTCCACTTGGAGGAGGCAATTGGTAGATATCTTTACTAGGATCAAATTTGCTATCTAATATAAAGATAGCACTCTCACCATCTTGTAACATCTCAAAATCTAATCTGTCTGGCTTAACACCAATGCGAGGTGTTGCTGTCAATAATCCTAATTGAATTTCTGCTCTTGCTGCCGATGTATTATACTCCTGCATAGGAATAACACTTTCAGCAATACTCATGCCATAGAAGTTACCTGGCAATGGCTTTGGACACATATTTGCTACAGGAATAAATTCTACTTCTCTAGCACTAATGATGTAACTACCGCTATAAATGATTTCTACAAGTTCTAGTTCACCATCACCATCAATATCATATTTGTTCCAAACTGTAACAACTGAAATCTGGCGACTATCTGGATCAGCACTACTCGCACTACTGACAGGAATACCCATGACAGGTACAGAGTCTCTTGCGTGAATGGCTAAGTTGTTTAATACTGAACCTGCTTGATATGCGCCATTCATGTTGTATTCAGCATAGCGTTCAAATTCTTCTAAGTTAATGCCTGGATATAAATCTACTGCTTCTTGAATAGTCATAGGATCATAGTAACCGCAGAAAGGTTGATCCTTCATTTCAGGTACTGTAGGATCACAGATCCAATAATGTTGTGCGATAGGATGAAACTTGATATTAAGATTATAACCAGTTAATTTATATTTTGCTGTATAGATTGTGTTTCTGTTTAATGCTTCATCTAAAACGCTTTGTTCAGTATCAACCATACCTTGATTAAAATTATCACGCATAATGGTCATACTTTCCATACTTGCTTCGTCAGGACTTTCCTGTAATGATGCTATATGTTCGTCCATAAATCCACGCATGGCATCACGCTTTTCAGGACCTAATAATTGTGTAACTTCTGCCATTGCGTTTTCCATATCTACATTAGTTTTACGCTTGCTTTGGCGAGTTGCTGTAAGACCACTGCTACTTGCTTGTGCTTCAAACGCTAATAATTGGTCATTAGTACCTTGAATCTCAACATAGCGTGTGATAGGTTCACGCACAGGCTTAATCATCATCATACCATTCTTATGCATGGCAGCGTCCATGATCCAGCGTTCTAATATAAAGTGTGGGTCATTCATTTGGTTAACAATCTTGCTAACCATATCTGTCGCTTGTCTACTTGCACTTTCGTCATCTTCTCCATCAGCGACAAACTCAAAGTTAATCTCGCCATTTGGCATCAATCCTTTAGCGATTACAGCAGTAGCATAATCAACTACTGGTTTTACGCTAGGGTGAATATAGTCAATACCATTTACTGGAGCAGTACTGTCAGTAACAGCAAGGCACAAATAGTGATAATCGCTGGCTCTGTTAACAGCATTTTTAGTCCCTAAATAGCGCAGATAGGATGCCATTTTCACATCCATGAGGTTTTTCATACGCACAAATCGTGCGTTGATATTCTTGTTTTGATTGATCCTATCAATAGGTATTTGTTTAATGTCTAACATATCGTGACTGTACCCTTATTATTATATTTATGTCTGTAAAATTAGTGTCGTAGCGAGTACTTTAAGTTATCTAAAAACTTAGCAACATCACATAGTTCGTTCGTTTTGTAACTGCCATAATTCTTGTCTTGTAACTCAATAACGCCAGGATACTTCTTTTGCTTCCATCCACCGATAAAATGAGTGAAATAATCGTTAAATGGATAATCTGTCTTATGATTATTCAATAAGACCTTTGTTTTTATCTTTTTGTAGTATTTCAATATACATCCCAATGTCTGTTGTTCAACACTACAAATATGTAATTTCTTGTCAGTTTTGAATAATTCACGATTATTTTCTACCAACTTGATTGCTGTGTCTGTATATTCACGATTTAACTTCATATCGTTCATGTACATAAATCCTAGATTAGGACATTGTATACTATCCAATTCATGTTCAGTTCTAGGAAAAACACTGGGCAATTTATAATATTTGTATAATCTTCCCAGATTGTAAACTCGTTCTAAACTGCCACCGATATGTTCAAAACTTTGAAACGCAATATCACAATCAACTAACTCTAAATCTTTGTGTACTATGAAATCTAAGTCAAAATGTAGATAAGGTTCTTTTTGCTTTTCATATGTCAATATCTTGCTGTAAGCCCATAATGTATTTGGCACTAATCTATCTATGCCATCATATTCAACTACAAAGTCACAATTTTTTGTCAATTGACTAAAAACATTGCGACCTAATGTATCTGTGTATAATGTTGGACGACCATATATTTTATTGAAACTTTCAATGCTGGCAACACTACATGCCAACATATCTGTTGTGCTATGCCATACACTACTTCCCTTATCATTTAACCATGGACTAAAACTCCATGTTGCTATACATTTCATTTCTTATCAGTTGGTTCTTCTTTTTTCTTCTTACCAAATGTTTGTTCCCAGTTGTCTCTAAACTTATCTTTAGGGATATCAAATGGTCTTGGATTGCTACCTTTTCCCATAATGTCTCCTTAATTAGGTAATATAATTCTTGGTTTAGTCAGTTCATACTGTAAATTACATGCATGACATTCATGCTCATCGTCATCTTCTAACTCATAAATTGTATGAGGTATGTCATGTGCAATCATTACTTGTTCAAATGCTCTTGCGTGATTTTCACACATTATTGCCGGACTTCTATCCATAAGCATTGTAAAATACATTGGTTCTTTTTCAATTGGCTGCATAAGTTTTCTTCCATGCTGGTTTATTACTATCATCAGGTTTAATATATCTATCACGATGCGCTAACATACGCTCACGATTTGTACGATTGTCCCATGGCTCTGCTATGCCCTGTAAGCAAGCAAGTATACCATAACGACAACTATCAATACAATCGTCAGGATCACTAAATCGTCCTTGTGGGTCAACATAGTAATTTTGTGCTTCGCTTAAAAATTGTGTACAGTTTTCATTAATCATCAATGTACCAATCTCTAACATCTGACGCATCTGATTGATACCATAACTCTTATGATTAGTTATGCGACCTTGACTGTCAGGTGGATTCATTATGGGTTTTTCGTAAACATTTAATTCGTATTGTTCAAACAACTCACGGATACTATTAGCCGACATTGTATAGCGTCCACTTGTATTTGCATCTGCCGGTAGTACAATGGGCGTGCCAAATACTTCTGGTCTGAGTAAATGGTTGATGTATTGTGTTGGCACAGCCTCTTCAATTCCTTGAACGATGATTTGCCTGTGAAGATATGCAGTTCTTTCATATGGTTCCCAATATATTAAACTTATAACAGTTTTATCATTTACTAGACCTAAGTCTAAACTAATAACACGATGTATAGTTTTTAATTGTGTAAAATCAATATCACCAGTCTTATATGTAGGCCAGTTCTTGATTTGAAACACAGCGCCTTTACCCATGACAGGTTTACCAGCAATTCGTGCTTCACGCTCATGTGGCAAATAATCACGCTCTAATTGTCTGCGTGTTTCTTTTAATAAAAATGGTTGACCCCAAGGATCATATTCTGGGCAATCGTCCCAACTCACACGAATATATTCGTAACCTTCTTCACGATTCCAAAACTTACTAACTAGACCATTCAGTCCCTTTAATGGCGTGAACGAACACAAAACTTTACCTTGTGTAGTTGCTGTACGGGTAACAATTTCACTAAAAAAATCATCAGGAGGTTGTTCGTCAAACACAGCAAGATTTAATTTGAAACCTTGTAACTGACGAACTTCTTGTGTGT